TCATTTTTACCGAATGCGTAGTATTACTGGCAACATTTCGGTAATATGAATAGTTGCGTGAAAAAGTAGCTAAAACTATTTGATAGTGATATATTTACAAAAACAATTATAAACTTTAAAAAAGACCTAACATAAGCAATTATTTATATTACGTGTTAGGCAACGTTAATTATGAGTAACTTAACTACATTAAAAGGAATGATTTTAGGTATGGAAAATGCGGGTGCAAAGTTTGTAAAGACTGACGGTTTCTATGTATTTTTTAATATACCTAAAGACTCGGAGATAGATGATGATGAAAAACTTAAAAGAGCTAAACAAGCCTTTACAAAAATGTTTGGACTTGGTTTAAAAATACGTAGGGTTAATGTTGCCTAACATTTCTTGTATAACATTAGTAGCGTGGAATAATAACTAAATTAAGTAAATATGAAAAAATTAGAAATAAGTAAATTAATAAAGGATTACGGTGATTTTAGAGTTGAAGCAAACACCTTAGATGAATTGCGTAATTATGAAAACAAATTAGTAGATAGGCTTTATAAAGCTATTAATGTTATGCAGTGTTGTATGGGCAAAGCCGAACAGTTAAAATGTGACAGTTGCAATGGCACGGGAATGGTTGAAGGAGACCACATAGATGAATTAGAGAGTTGCCTTACTTGTAATGGACGAGGCACATTTTAATTGCATACAACAACGAATAACAACACAAAAAACATTAAGTAATTAATAATAAAACACTTATGAATAATAAAAAGTTAGAAAATGAACTATATTACAATTGGATTAGTAACATAGAGTTCAAAAGTGAACTAACAAAAAAAGTAAAAATTTGTAAAGCAAAACGATTTGAAACGCAAAAGCAAATAGCAGAACTGCTTCATCTTTCACTCACTAAAATAAAGCAAATAGAAAACGGGACTTGTAAAGACTTTAATGCTATTTTAGCGTATATTAATTATTTTGACTATACTTTAAAAATTATATAAAAATGAAAAATAAAACTAAATACAAAGTAAATTGCAAACAATCAACAATAGACGTTTATGATGTTTTACAAGCATTTAAAGTAATTTGTCCTGCTAGACAACACGCTATAAAAAAGCTTTTGAAAACAGGAAATCGTGGATATAAAGACGAAGAGCAAGATTTAATTGAATCTAAAGAAAGTATTAACAGAGCAATAGAACTATTAAAATGGAGAGATTAACGCTAATTGATGCAGACAGTCTTTTATACAAAAACATAGAAGACTTAAATGTTTACCAAGATAGAATACACGAAATATTTGAAGAAATAATAAACAAATCTGATTGTGATTTTTATAAAATATTTATTGAGCATCCTAAAAATACCACATTTAGAAAGATACTAAGTAAGTCTTATAAATCTAACAGAAAAGGGAAGCCATTACCGTTTAATTATGTAGAAATTAAAAAACATATTATAGAAACCTATAATCCTTATATAGCAGTTGGAGCAGAGTCAGATGATTATTTAATATCTACTTGGTTTCATGTAAAAAAAGAATACCCATTAACAGAAGTAATAGTTTGTGCTAATGACAAAGACTACTTAACCTTTCCTGTCACCTATATGGATTTGTATTACGGAAGATACTTAGAAGTTAAAAATATTAGCGAGAAAAAAGCTAAGTTTAATTTTTACTTACAATTATTAATGGGAGATAACGCAGACGGAATGAAGTGTTTAAAAGGTGTAGGATTAAAAACTGCAAGCAAGATGATATCTAATTGTAAGACAGATTTAGATTATATGAAAGTTATATGGCATGAATACAGAAAACGAAACAAAAGTGCTTATTTAGCAAAAAAAGCCATAAGAGATAATTACCTTATGCTTAAATTAAGAACAGATTTAAGACCTTGCAAAGTGTTTGATGAAGTAGAAATTGAATAAATATTGATAATCATATACATATTTCTGTTATCTTTGTTAAAAACAAGTAATGGCTAAAAAGAATCTTAAAATAAAAACAACATCTAATCGAAAGGATAGAATGTTTTTAGGTAAATTATACAAGTCTAAACTAGAAAAGATTATGGCTATGTGTCTGCATGAACAAGGCTTACCTATTAATTACGAAACAAAAAAAATAGTTTTATTTAATGCAATAGATTCGGATGTTAAAAGCTATAAAAGAACAACAAATGGCAAGGGCATATTTAAAAACAGAATGTTTAGCAAAGTTTCTGAAATATCTTATACTCCTGATTTTGTAGATAGTGAATCTCATTTTGGTAAAAAAGGTTCGTTTATTATAGAAGTAAAAGGATTTCCTACTCCTATATTTAATCTTAGGTATAAATTATTTGAACGACATTGCACATTAAATTATGAAAACGTGGATTTATATATGCCAAGAACAGCAGATGATTGTTACGAAACAGCTAAACTTATAAAAGATAAATATGTATATTAGAGATTTGAGACGTAAAAAAAGATTAGAAAATCAAGACTTGTTAAGTTGCGAGAAAACAAGAATAGTAAATAACTTTTTTGAAGAAATATACAATAAGCTTACAGATGTTTATGAAAGCGTGATGGATGGAGAAACAGAATTGTCTAATTGGGAAGTGAGTATAAATAAAAAAGCCAGCGATTAAACTGGCTTTTACTTTTTACTTAATTAGCTTTTCTAAGCTTTTTCTTAAAGGTTCTCCTTCTTTACTTTTTAAGTAGTTTTTTAATTTCTCGTAAGGGTCTTCATCAAAGCCAATAGTAAACAATTCTCTTTTGTCTTTAACAGTTAAGAATTTGTCTTTTTTGTCGCTTAGTTTAATTATACCTGCATCAATAGCGTTATAGCCTAATGCAATAACACTTAAATCTTCATCGCTAATCAAATCACTAATTAAATTAGCGGTTTCGGCATCGGCTTTAGATTTAGATATTAAATTGTGCTTAATGGTAGAGACAGGCATACTAGATGCTTTGTTACCTAAAACTGAACGACCAATAGCTTTAGCTTCAAAGTCTTTTAACTCGATTATAGAACTACCTAATAAAATGTAGTTTTTCTCTTGTTCTAACTCTTGTTCAGCTTTTGCTTCTGGGTCAATTTCATAGTATTTTTTATCCTTGTAAGGGTGGTAAATACTGAGTAACTTTTGCAAAACTACGTTATCTTTTGGTACGGTAATTCTACCATTGTAAAACACTACACGACCTAATAAAGAACGACCTTTTTGCTCGTCTTCAAATACGGTTGTTTGGTTTTCACAATAACGGATAGGCTTGTTTTCGCCACCTTCTCGATAGATTAGTGGGTTTTTAGGAGTTGAAGTAACTCTTAAATCGTAACTTACAGGAAATGCATCTCGACCATCATTTCCTATGATTTGGTAAACTCTGTCTTTTTTTACCCAATCGTCTTTTTTTGTTGCTCTAGGCATAATAAAATGAATTAAATTAGTAATAATACAAAATTAATAAAAAAAAACTACACGAGTTTTCAACAATTATTTTATCTTTGAACAAAATTAGTAACTTAAATTTAATTAAATATGGCAAGTTTAAACAGCCTTTACATTAAGGCAGAAACATTAGAAACGCTAAGCAAAGTGTTATCTAAGAAAAAAGGAAAAGAAGCTAAGGGAATAGAATTAACTATTGCTTTATCTGACGAAGGAAATGATTACGACCAAAACGTATCAGCTTACGTGGCTCAATCTAAAGAAGATAGAGAAGAAAAGAAACCTAGATTCTATGTAGGTAACGGAAATACTTTTTGGACTGACGGAGAAATAACAGTAGTTAAGAAGCAAGCTAAAGAAGAAGGTCAAACAGCTTCATCTGATTTAGATGATGATGAAGATGACTTACCTTTTTAACAATTAACTTTAACAAGCCATTAAAGGAGATGCATTCTCCTTTTTTTGGCTACATATATCATTAGAAACTATTAAATCATAAACAAATGGAATTACAAGTAAAACACACAGAATTTGGATTATCAGAACAAAAAGCTAACGAAATAACAAAAGGCTTAAACACTATTATTAGAGAGAGAGAAGCTTTAGAAGAGCAATATTTATCTCTTATAATGGAAGAAATTACACCAGAATTATCAGAAGAAGCTAGAGAATTAAGGCTTAGAATTAGAGATAATAGAACAAAAGGTCTTACTAAATGGCACAAAGCTAATAAAGAATACTTCTTGCAAGGCGGTAAGTTCGTAGATGCTATTAAGAATAAAAATATTATTCACAATGAAGAAATGGAGAACAAGCTTTTAGCTATAGAAAAATACGAAGAAAATTTAGAGAAAGAACGTAAGAAAAAATTAGCTGAAAGTAGGCTATCTGAAATAAACAAATATGCTACAGAAGAAGATTTGGTTGGTGTTGATTTAGGTGAAATGAATGAGAAAATGTTTAAATCATTTTACAACCAATGTAAAGAGTCTTATGAAGAAAAAATAAAACAAGAAGAAGCAGAAGCTAAAGCTAAGAAAGAAGAACAAGAAAGATTAGCTAAGATAGAAGCTGAAAACAAAAAGCTACAAGCAGAATTAAGAGAAAAAGAGCGATTAGAAGCTAAAGCTAAAAAAGAAAAAGAAGAAAAGGAAAGGTTAGAAAAAGAAAGAAAAGAAAATCTAGCTAAAGCACCTTTGAAAGTAAAACTAAACTCTTGGCTTGATGAATTTAGTTGTCCTGATAATGCAGAAGAACACGAAGTACAAAGTGAAATAATAGAAAAATTTACTTCATTTAAAAATTGGGCTAAAAACAAAATAAATAACATTTAAAAACTAGAAATTATGAACTTATATCAAAAATTATTAGAGATTCAAAAACAAGTAGTAGGGCTTGCAGACGATAAAAAATCTTTTGGTTACAAATACGTATCAGGAGATAAAGTGCTAAGCCACATTAAACCACTTATGAATAATTATGGATTGCTTTTAAAGCAAGAAGTATTAGACATAGATAACGTAAGACAAGACTACACTACTAGAAACGGAGAAAAAAGTGAAATACTTACTCGTGCTAAAATGAAGTTCACTTGGGTAGATACAGAAACAGGAGAAAAAGATGAAAACTTGTTTGCTGCTAACGGACAAAATGATTGGGAAAAAGGATTAGGTAGTGCATTGACTTATGCTGAACGATACTTTTTGCTTAAATACTTCCACATAGCTACAGATAAAGATGACATTGATAATCCTTATAGAAAAAGAAAAGAAGAAGCAAAACAAGTCAAAAAACCTACAGAAACAAAAGCTAAAAAGACTACAGCTAAAAAGAAAACTTTAGTATCTAATATAGATGCTTTAGTTGAAGTCTTAAACACAGATAAAAAGGAAAAAGCATTGAAGCAACTATCTGAACAACGATACATAAACGCTAAGCAAAAAGAATATTTGTCTGAATTTTTAACCCAAGAAGAACTTTCTAAAATCGAAATTAGATAATGGATAATACACGAATGAAATCAATATTAGATAACATTAATCTAATAAACAAAGACGAACTATTAAAACCTAAAGAAGTAGACTATTTATTTACCTATGTATGCAGAGAGTTTACCACGTTTAATAAATCTGAAATTACAGACTTTTTAAATAGACATAACAACGAGTACCAAAGATTATACGGTAACGGAGAAGTAATAGCTAAAAAAATGTTCAATAAAACAGAACTTAAAAAACTTGCTACGGTGTCTAAAAATAAAACCATTGTAAATAAATCTTCATTAACTCAGCTAATTAATATGGTTGGGGATTTTAGAAAGTCTTTTGATTTACCTATTAGGGATAAGCCACAACTTATCCCACAAGAAGAAAGCACATTAAACTACGAGTTAAGCAAAGAAGAGAATGAAGAATATATGGATGCAATACTTGATAGTGATTTAACTGAAACCTTTGATGCTATTGTAGATGAGTTTTATATCTGGTGTGGTAAGGTATTAAGTCATGGTTTTCAAGATAAAATCGTAGATGGTTTTAATGAAGTACATAGTAGCAATATGAGCAAGCTAGATGTAGACGGCAAACCAATTAAACGAGCAGACGGAAAAGTAATGAAAGGAGAAAACTACTTTAAACCTAATCTATCTAAAATACTAGACAATGAAAGTTAATGAGATAAAAGAACAAATCGAAATTGAGTTTGATTTAGATGACTTGCATAAGCGAGTAAGGTATATTGAATACGTTGTTGCTCGTGGTTTATTTAATTACATAATGCACGTTAAAGAAGGTTATTCTATGCACAGAATAGCACGTAAATATGGATATTGCCACGCTACAATAATTAACTCAATTAAGAAATTTAAACAACTAATGAAATTTAAGAATGAATTTACGCAAAATGTAGATTCGTTTTTATTAATATACAACGGAAAAAAATGGGAAGACCAAAAAAAATAAGAGAGTATAATTTAACAGAGATTAAAGACGGAGTTTATAGAGTAAAAATAACCTACAAAGGTGTAAACTATATTGATATGACTTTTGATGAGATACAGAAAAAAGAAGCTACTAAGTCTATTGATATTACAATACTTAAACACAAATTACCTTACAAAACTAAAAATAATTTTAAACGTATATAATTATGAAAATATCAGAATTAGAACAAGACATATTAGTAGACTACCAAAACAATACACCACTAGAGTTAATAGCTAATGAGCCTTATGAAGTTGATGTAAACGACTTTATTGTGCTTAGCATAGCTTTGGGTAAATACTCACAAAGCGACAAACTAGATGCTTGTTTGTGCTTCTTAGACGAAGTTAAACGCTCATTTATTGATAGGGGTTATGATAATGAAATTAGAGTAGATACAGAGCATTTTAAGTTTGTTGCAGTTTATACAGAAACAACTTGGGATGAAGGCTTGCACACAGAAGAAATGATACAAAGTTTCGATACGTGGTTTTGGGAAGATAAGCTAGGTATAAACGAAGAAGCTTTAAATTACTTAGGGTATAAATTAGATTTAATTGTAGACGAATATAAATAAAAGGATATGGACATAAATGTTTTATTAAATAGATTAGATAAAATTGACAATATTTTATCAAATCAATACCATACAGTTGATAAGCAAGTAGGAAAAAGAACTGTATCTTTTAGAGAGCCTAAATATCATATTGATTTTATATCTAGAATTGCAGATGAAAAAACTCAAATCTTAAAAAGATTAAACAATGAAGGTTTAATAACAGACGATGATATGGCTGAGTTTTGGTTGTCTGAAAAATATGAATTTACACCTAAAATAAACTACGAAAAAGTAGATTTATAATTTTACAACATTTAAACAAAGTAAACCTATAAATAAAACAATATGAATAAAAAGAACATATTAAACCAACACAAACTACTTGCGTTAATATCGTGTAGTTTAGATACGTTAGATGATTTGAAAGCTAACAGTAAAGATGCTAGAGATATGTACGATGCTATGGAGAATCTTGAACCATTTCTAAAAAAAGCTATTGATGATTCTTTTTTAAGGTCTAAGTATTTAGCTAGTAGCACTGTTATAAACGATATGCACAAGAAGTTTGATACAGTTGTGAGAAAAACCTATAATGAACATAATAAATAAAAAGATATGAGTTTAGATGTATCGCTTTATAGCGTAGAAAAGAAAACAGTAATGTGCTACTCATGTATGCACGAACACGAAGAACAAGAGTTGCTTTATGATTCTAATATTACGCATAATTTAAACGAAATGGCAGATAAAGCAGGAATTTATAAAGCCCTTTGGAGACCAGAAGAAATAGGTGCGAAATACGCTAAAGACATTATTGAAATAGTAGAGAAAGGATTAGCTGATTTAAAAGCAAGACCTGAATATTTTGAGCAATTTAATAGTCCAAATGGGTGGGGAATGTATCATCATTTTGTTCCGTTTGTAGAAGACTATCTTAATGCGTGTAAAGAATATCCTGATGCTGAGATACACATAAGTAGGTAGTAATTGTTGAAAACTTATTTTTGTATAACGTATATAATACTTATATTTGTAATTCAAAGTAGTGGAAACCTTAAGACATTTTTTTAACGATAGACCCTATTGGCTGGCATTCCACTCCGCCCCCGATAGGGTTCTATCTTTTGTTATAATAATATGAGTTTAGAGCAATTACAATCATCAGCAAACTATATAACACCAGAAGTGTTAGAAGTTTTAAACAAAGCTAACAATATTGATGTTTCATCACTTACAAGGCATCGTAAAGATAGAGTTGTTTTTAAAGGTGTTTATTTTTTATTCAATTATCTTGATGAACTCGTTTATATTGGCTCAACAAATGACATCTACAATAGATTAAATTTTCACTTTAAAGAAGAAAAGAAAGATTATAAAACATATTCTTTTATTGAGTTCAAAGATGATGAATATAAAATAGTTGAAAGATTTTTAATTAACAAATTTCTACCTAAATACAATAAAGATATTGTTACTAAAAAAATAAAAAGCTTATAAAATATAAACATGAGATATAATAGCAACATAAACAACGTAAAAGCAAACGAGTGGGGATTAAATATAAAGCAAGCATACTTATTCTCTTGGATGTATGAATTACCTAGTTGGGCTGATAAGATAGTTGTAGAAAATAAAGATTATTATTTTGCAAGTAAAAACAAAGCAATAGAAGAATTGCCATTACTTACAGACAAAAAAGATACAATGTATCGCTACTATAAAGAGCTTGAAAAATTAAAATTAATAGTTATTAAAAAGCTAGACGGTAAAGATTACATCAAGCTAACTACAAAAGCTAAAAAATGGAACGAATATAAATCCGAACACTCGGAAAAAAATCCGAATGAAATCGGAAAAAAATCCGAAAACAGCTCGGAAAAAAATCCGACATATAATAATACTATATATAATAATAATACTATATATAATAAAAAAACAGAAAAAGATTTTAAATTAGATGATGACAAACCACGTTTAAGAGATGAACAACATTTCTTAGAATTGTGGAATGCAGGTAGAATTAAAATACTAAAAGTAGAACATAGTAATTTTAATCATCTAGGCTATCAAGAAAAAAGCGAAGTGAATAGATTAGTTAAGGAAGGTAAAACAGTTACAGAAGTAAAACAAGCTATTGCAGGACTACTAAACCAAAAAGAAGCGTACAAAACAGTTACATCTCATCCTAAACATCTATTAACCGAAGGAAGATTTGAAGTTTACTTAGACGCATTTAGGAATAATGACAAGTCTTTATACCAAAAAAAGAATAGTAATAAGCTAAATGGTTCGCTCTAATCATACTCACGTTAGTTTTAAGCAACTTTAAACAATAAACTATATGTTTGGGTGTAAAATTAAATTAAACGCATTAGAAACTATTAAAATAAACTAAAACAATATGCTGCCATCTCCTAAAAAATCAATACTGAACTTAAAGAATAAAATGAGTAAACCCAAATTCTTTGTTTCAGACTATGATAAAGATTGCCTAAAATCTATAATACACTTCTATAACCAAACAGAAGAAGGTATGCTATTAACATACAACGACTATTATGTTTTAGTGCAACTTATTGTTAGATACGAAGTAATTAATAACAACCTAATAAACCAAATACATGAATACAATGACGAAGAACGAGAAGAATTATCTATAAAAGATATAATGAATAAGCTAACTAAAATATTTAGTACACATAATATCAAAGAAAAAGAAATGCAACTTATTATGTCAGGGAGTATGCAAAAGCATAGTAACTACGACACTAATAATAAAGAAGTAGATATAAGTAATTTAACTAAAGAACAAGTAAAAGAATTATGCTTAACTATACCTGAATCTATGTTTTTAAACAACAAAGAAACAGATAAACTACTAAAAATAGTTAGAGATTTTACTTCTTTTTTAGTAATGAAGAAGTCATCAATGAATAAAAACTTAACCAATGATTAATCCAAATTTTGATAGTGAAGAAAAAGAAAAGGATTTTAGTTGGTTTGAAGAAGAATATGAAAAATCATTTATTGACTTAACTAAAGAACCTGAAAGACCTAAGCCTATTATTAGCATAGGGAAATACGAAGATAGGGGCAAAACATACGACAATCCTATATTTACAGAAGGAGAGTTTAGTTGTATATCTGCACCATCTAAAACTTATAAGTCTTTTTTTAAATCTCATTTAGCAGCTATATATAATTCAGGAAGTTCTAAGTATTTTAATCAAATTAAAGGTTATAAAACAAATGAGTTTGCTTGTGTGGATATAGATACTGAACAAGGTAAGTTTCATGCGTGGAAAACATTTAATAGAGTTGTGCGTATGGCAGATAATAAAGTTACTGGGTATTATCCGTTTAAACTTAGACATCAAACTCCTGAACAAAGAGTAGATTTTGTAGATGCTTTATTAGCTTCTGATAAAATTAAAGAAACAATAAAAGTTGTGTTTATAGATGGTGTTGCAGATTTAATACCAGACAGTAACGACTTAGTTATGTCTCAAGAAATCGCTAGCAAAATAATGAGATGGACTGATGAATATAATATGCACGTATGCGTTATTATACACAATGCTTATGGGTCTCTTAAACCTACAGGACATTTAGGGTCTACTGTTGTGAAAAAAGCTGAAACAGTAATAAATTTAAAACCGCTGTATATTAACGAAGATGAGTTTACAGGTGTTATAAAAGTAATACATCAATTTTCTAGGGGAAGTTCTTTTGATGATTTTCACTTTAAATATGATAAAACAATAGGACATTTAAGAGAATGCGATGAAGTAGGAAACACAGAAGAAGATTTAAGTAATCGAAATGAATTTGAATACGACAATAATTTAGATGTTTTTAAAAATCCTAAAAATATTGAAGATGATGACCCTTTTTAATATATATTTGAACTATGAAAAAAACTAAAGATTTAATTACAGAATGCTATGAGCCTAAAAGTTATTATGAAACAGAATGGTGTCAAGATAAAAAATAACGGTAACGGTTAGTATAAGAATAGTAGCGTGTAAGTACGCAAAAAGATTGAGATAGTAAATACATTAATTAACAAGTAATAGCCTTATAAATTGCACCTAAATAGCTATTATTTTTATACATTGTTAGGGTGCGTTTTTTAATTATGAAACAATCAATTTGGCAGATAAACGATAATAATGCAAATAAGTTAGGGCTTTTAAAGACAGAAACTTTTTTGGATATAATAGATGTTTCTCTAAGAGCTAAAAACACTTATGGACAAGACAGTAATTGGCAAAACCCGATTTATATAGGCGATGTGTAATGCACCCTAACACCTAATAACAATACATTCAATTTATTGCACCTTTAGTAACCCTTGTTAAATATAAAAAAACTAATAAAAAACAATTTAATAATTGAGATAAAATAGTTATTAAATTAAATATTTGGTGCAATTTATTGAACACAAATTTATATAAAGCAATAAAAAATAATTTATGATTAAAAATTTAATAAACACAAACCACTCTATTAAATACCACAACGAGTTTTACTTTGAGTTATATAAAACAGATAAAGGTAAAATTAGAGAGATGAAGAAAAAACTTAAAGGTAGAAGATTTAAAATAGTAGGCACAGATAGCACAGACAACCATAAAAAGTTTTATATGCAAAAAGCAATAGAATGTTTAGATACTTTGGTATGCTTAGAATCAAAAAAAAGGTTTAATTTAAAGCGTTCTACACTCCTTAAACTAAACCCTTTGATAGATACGTCTAAAAACCCTAATTGGCCTATTTAAACATATCTATTTTAGGTCTTTTACCTTTATATAAGCTAGAGTTTACATTAGGTCTTTTGCCTTTTAATATATTATCTTCTATATTTGTTTCTAACTCGCTATTTAATTCTTCAAAAGACTTTAATTTTCCTGATTTTAAATTTTGTCTTCTTTTGTTTTTATCATACCTAGCTTTTCTAAGGTCTGAATATTTTATGTCGTAAGTAAAGTTAAGCAAGTCTTTAGATGCAGGAGCACCAAAAGCAGCCAAGCCTACAACAAAAGCATTCATCCCTAATCCTTCTAAAGCATTTTCATATTGCTTGTCGCTAACTCTAGTTTCTCCACCGTACCTAGATGCTACAACACTCAAATCTTCAAAAGATTTAACTGCGGATTTAGCTATTTTAGAGTTAACACCTAGAAATTGGTACACATCTACTTTTCCTTTAGCATTTTCTCCTGTAAAACGCATACCACCAAAAGTTAAGTTATCTTCCCAAGCATCATACTTTCTACCATCTCTAAGTATTGAGCCTAAATATTCTCTATTACCAAACTCTATTGCAGAGTTAATAAAATAAGCATTTATATTTCCTGCTCTACGTCTAATAAACATTTGAACCATTGAACTTACAACTGCTTTCTGTGCATCTTCTTTTGTTACATCTTCTACATACTCAAATTCATCTTCTAACCCTATATCAAATCCTAAAGATTGTGCTAGATATATTGCTGATGCTCCGTATAAACTCATAAATTTACTTCTTAGTAAGTTATAAGTAGTCATACGAGTTATTGTAGCAAAAAACAAAGCATTGGCTTCTCTAAAAGTCATATCGTTTCTTCCTACCATTCCTTCTAACGATAACAACATACTATTTGCTTCTGTAACTTGAAATCTAGTCATAAACTTATTAAACGCATCTAAAGCTGAATCGTTTTTATTTGATACAGTTTGCATTGCACTCTCAAAAGGATTTAATGAAGCGTAACCCCTAGATAAAGTTAAATCTGCTTTTCTACGTGCGTCTGTATATTCTTTAAAATTATTCTCTCTAAATTCTAAGTCTTTAGTAAACTTAATCATATCATCTATCGTAAACTTTTTACCTGTGCTAGCTTCTAAGTTTCGCTTAAATGCTCCTAACATTACAGGCAATGCTACTGCTCTATCAGGAAATTCTAATAAGGTTTCGTTTATTTTCTTAGTATATTTACCATACTTAGTAGTAAATGAAGTATTATCTCCACCTACTTCCATTTGTGAAGATGAACTTTTTTGAAGCAAACGTGCTGTTTGTTTTGCTTGAATAGCTTTAAAGAAACCTAATAAATCGTCAAAGTTTATATCTTTTCTGTTACTTAATTCATTTAAAAATAACGCACCTTCTTTTAAAGATTGTGGAGTGTAAACTAAGGCACCAGATACGTTAGATGTTAACTCGGTTGCTGCTCGTGGTACAGATGCTAAATTTAATTGATAACCTAAAGACTTAATTTTATTTAATTCTTGCTGGAAATTATTTCCTAAAAAGTAATCATTAACAAATAAGCTTTTAAATACATCTCTAGTTTTTTCTTTCATAGCTTCAAACATATCTCTTTGTATCTCGTCTAAAGTCATATCCTTAGACAACATATCTAATGCCCCTATAACTTCTTTTGCACTAGACCTAAGATAGTAAGACCTATATGTTTCTCGCATTGAGTTTAATAAATTATCTCTAAAGTTAAAGTTAAGTGCCTTGCCTTCTTTAACTTCTTCACGTTCAATAAGACTTTTAGACTTAACTAATTCTGGATTGTTTTCTATGTTAGCAAAACTTTCTGTTAAACCATCAATCCTACTCATCTCATCTACGTTAAAGTTTACAACAGTTAATGGTGTGTAGTAAGGAAATATACCTGCATCAGAGCCTTCAAAAGCTTGTGCTGTTTTAACTACGCTAGTCATTTCAGAAGTCATTTCTTCTGCAACTCTAAGTAAGTTTAACGCAGGTTTACTTAATGATGCTTCTTGTGCTTCCCAATCAAAACTTTGCTTACCACTCATCATCTCATTGTAAGCTTCATTCACTTCGCTAAAGTGTTCTCTGTATTGAGAGCTGCTTTCTGCTTTCTTCTTACTTGCCTTAATGTAATCTTCAACAGGGTTTGTCCCTTTTATGTTATTTTTGTTTAATGCGTATGCTTTAGCTAAAGATAATAATTGAACTTTATATAACTCTTTTCTTCCTTTTTTAGTTAGCTTTGTTCTAAACTTTACATTACCTTTGTCTAGGTTAGATATAGCTTCGTCAACCTTGTCTGTTAACTCATTCATTCTAACTTCAAATAACGAATAATCTTCCGCTAACCTACCTAATGTTCTGTTTGTTAATTCGTTTGTTTTTTTACCACCATCAAGAATATAATCCATCTCAGACATTGGCGTAGCACGCATCATCTTTTTAAAATCTTCTTTATTGTCTATTTTGCGAAATGTTAAAAATCTAATTGCATTATTAACTTTAGTAGTAAGTCTTTTTTTGAATTTCTTATTTTCTGCGTATTTTCTTAACTCGCTAAAATTTTCCCTTGTTCTTATTTTAGTTATTGTACTTGCTAACGTAGGGCTAAATTCTCCTACATTTTGGAAGTTTACTAAATCATTTAATAATGTTTCTAATTCTGATTTTGATAGTGAAGATAAATCCATATCTAAAGCTTCTTTTAACTTTATGTATTTATCAAATGTTATAGGAGATACGGCTTTGTACTTTTCTTTAGCCATAACTCTAATATCTTTTATAAGCTTTTTCTTTTCTTTTTTATCTTCTTCGGTTTCTTCTTTCTTTTCAGGCTTAGGCTTTTTCTCTTTTGTTTTTTGATTGTTTTTTATTTCAGAAAACTCTTTGACTCTTTCTATGTTTTTAGCTACATTGTATGTGCTTCTGCTTTGTAACTCTGCTAAGAAGTCATTAAAGTTGTCTAATTGCTCTATGCTTAAATCTTCTACATTCATATTTAAAGCATTAGCCAACTCTCCTGTATCAGAGATGTAAGGACTTTTTTTGCCCTTACGCATTGTTTTAATTTTAGATATAGATTTTTTAGCAGACTTTACTTTGTTTTCATACTCTGCATCTTTAACCATTTTGGCTATAAACTCCCCTAAACGCTCTAATTGTAACGGTGTTTTAGTAGGCGTAGCATCGGCTATTTTCTTAGCTATACGTTTATATCGTTTATCTCCTAATTGTTCTTTAATTGTGTTTATAAACGCTTTAGCACTTGTAGCAAAGTCTTTAGCATCTTTGCCTTTTGTTGCATATTTAGAAACTATTTCATCAACAGACATTCCTTTTAACTCTCTAAGAGTTGTTGGTTTTTTAGGTGCTTTTTCCATCATAGCACCAGAATCTGCTATTGGTCTTTTTTGTTTTTCTTGTTTTTGTTTTTGTACAACACTTTTATTAGATTGTTGTATATCTCTACTTGCTTCTTGTTTGGCAACTTTTTTTGATTCATCTTTTAAATTTTTAATTATAATATCGGCTTGACCGTCTGTTAATACATTTCCTCTTAGGTTATTTACTGCATCTATTGATTCTTTATTGTTTTTTAAGTTTCTATAAACTTCTAATGCGTCTTGTGCAGTAGCAGGTATTTTTTTTGCGTCTTCAACCTTGTATCCTTTTTGTTTTTTATATTTATCTGGATTTTTCTCTCTATCTACAATATAATCTATTACATCTTGAGTTGTTATTTCTAATCCAAACTCTTCTGATAACTCTTCTACTGTTGTGTCTAAAGGTCTAGCTTTGTTAGATGCGTGCTTAATATTAAAGCCTTTCATGTCTTTTCTTAAATTAGGGTCTCCGTATTCATCAAAATCTTTAGGTCTAACCCTGCCTAAATTATTATGCAAAAAAATAAACTTATCTCCTAATTCTCCTTCCGCACCACTTAAAAAAGACTTTTCTTCATCTTGCATTCTAGACTCCATTTCGTACATTTCTCTATTGTACTCTTCTATATCTAATTCAGATAAAACAGCATCTTCTAAAGCTAAATCTTCTTTAGCCATATCCATTTCCGCTATTTCTTCATCAGTAAATTCAGTGTCTTTTTTTGTTTCAATGCTTTTTTCTGGACTTGCTTCTCTTTGATAAACTTCTTCAAGCAACGCATTTTTTCTGTCTAATAATGTTTTAGTTTCGTTTTTTAGTTTATTTAACGCTGTTTTCTTTTCTTCTCTAGTTAATTCTGTATTTTGATTTATAGCATAAGCTTTCTTTTTGTTCTCATTAAACTTAGTTTCAGACTCTTTTAGCTCATTAAATTCATCTTCCGTTAGTTTGTCAAAAGCTGCTATTTGTTTATCTGATGTAGATTGATATTCATCTAGTATTTCTAATAATTGCTCATCTAAAATCTCTTTAGTTTCTTTGCTTAAATTTTCTTGTGCTAATCTATTTCTTATTCTAGCAGCTTTACGTGCTTGTGCTTTTTCTTTAACAAAATCGGCAGATGTTCTTACAGTGCGTTTACCTAAATTAAAACCTATAGGTGCTAAGCTAAACATAGCAGCCATTGAGCCACCTGCCAACATAGGGTCTTTAACACCATCGAAAATATTTATATCTTCGTTATCAAACATAATGCGTCTAACATTATCTCCTGTTTTAACTAAGCCTTCTGCGCCAGATTCTGCACCTACATTTTTAACTATTTGCTTACCTGTTTCAAAGTATTTTTTAGAGCCTTTTAAGCCACTTATTTTACCTGCACCTTTTAATAAAAACTTATCTCCAACAAAGTTTATTTGCTCTACTGCTGCACCTGCAAGCATATTGCCTAGCATCATAGTAGGGGAGTAGTCTTTACGTTTACTCTCTACTGCATCCATTTCTTCTAAAAGTACATTACCTGCTCCTGACATAGCGTAAGAAATAGCACCGCCTGTACCACCTGTAGCAGCATAAGTAATCATTAATGGAGCAGAATCAGCAGCACCTATAACAGTAGTTTCTAATCCTTCAAAAAATGTTTTAGATTCAGACATAGCTTTTGGTTTAGCTATCTTGCTTCTAATTTTGTTTTCTATATCTTGTACTTTTTGGGCGTTTTCTATAAATGCAGTTGACTCTAAACCACTACGACCACTAAGTAATTTGTAATTTAGGTTTTTAAGTTTCTGTTTTTGCTCATCAGAAATATCTTCATTCATATACATCAATTCAGATATTAACTCTATAGGGTAATCTTCTGTAAATTTTAAGAAGCCGCCAATAGCAGCCATACCTGATGATTCTATGTTTATAGCACTTGCACCAAATGAGCCAAAAGCCTTAGATAAAAAATCATATTTTCTGCTATATAAATCTAACTCTTGCTCTAAGCTATAATATTTAGATATTTCAGCAGTAGTTTTGCTTTGTAACTCTAGTAAAGATTGATATTCTTCTGCTTGCTCTTTTGTAGGTTCTTCTCCTACTTCTTTAGATAAAGCTAATATATTAGACTCTATAGCATCTAATTTTTGATTTAATGCTTTAGGGGTTTTGCCTTGTAGCTTTCGCTCGTTAATATCAGAAGATATAACTTCTGCCATTTCTTCTATCTCTTCGCTAGGTAATTCTTCTAATTGCTCTGTAATTTTAGATTCAATAAGAGCTGTTCTCATTTTGTCTTTTTTAATCTCTATAGCAATCTTTTCTAAGTCTTGACTGTATTGTGGGGCATCAGGTTTAACTCCTGTAAGCTCTAAGTAATCTTTAGCTTGTTGTTTTTCTTCTTTTAAAAAATCTTCTTTTGTTTTGTTTTTTATTTTTTCTGTATTAGATTCTTCATCTGTAAAGTAATCTATTACGCTTTTACCAGATAAAACATTACCAACAGTTTCTAATGCAGATGTAGCTTTATATAAAAGAGAATCTTCTATATCAGACTCTTTAGGCAACTTCATACCTTCTTCTATTTGTGCATCTATAGAAAGTTTATCTTGTTTTGTAAGTTGGTAGGTTTTCCTTAAATCGTTAAGGTTAGTTTCTGCTTGGCTAGTTAATGGTATTTTGTTTGCTTCGTAATCAGAGTCTTTACTTGGGTCTAATGTTACTGTTGCAATACCCGAAGATTGAGATGTTTGGTTTGCAGATGTAGCCAATGAAGTGTCTTGTTGTGGAGTTTGCGTACCCAATTCCGTAGTAGCCATTTCCACACCTTGTATAGATTCTTCTTTTTTTTTTAAAGGTTCTTTTTTAGCATTAGTTGTAAAGAAATTGCTTTGAAACGATTTGAAGTCTTTATTATCTATCCCTTTTTTTACTAATATTTGATGAAGTTTTTCTTGTTTGGCAGGGTCGTTAATAAAATTAGACTCAAACTCTTTATAAGATTTGTTATCTATTCCTTGCTTAACTAAAATTTCGTGTAATTTTTTTAACTTATCGTTCATTCTTTTAGTATAAACCTGTTGTTGTTAATGCTTCTTCTTGTCTTACTTGTATTCCGTCTGCTTCTAGTCTAGCTATAAAGTCGTTTTTAGCTGCACCTGTTAAGAAACCTGTTACTTTATTCTTAACATCCATACTAGGTAAAGACTTGTCTTTTGATTTCTTTACAGCTACAGATTGACCGTCTTTTTGAACATCTTCATTCCAGCTTTGTCTTTCTGATTCCGTACCTGTAGGCAATTCAATATATCCTGCTACAAATAACTCTCCTGTTTCATTGTTGTAGTTAAAGGCATCAATATTCATATCAGACAAATCAACACCTTCTTTTTTATCAATACCAGACGGAACATCTAACTGCGCATAAGGAGTCTTGTATTTTCCTTGAGTTATTGTGTTAAGCATCAAGTCTTTTCTATTAGTTACGCCTTCAAAATAATTTGGGTTTTCTTTTAATATAGAGTTAAACTCTTCATCAGTAACATAAGTACTTACATTAGTTGTTCCTGTAACTTGTATCTTATCCTTAGCTTCTTCTTTAGCATCTTTTGCACTTTGTCTTTGGTTGCTTCTGTCTAAGGTTTCTTTACTATAAGTGTCAACTCTATTCTTAACGCCTTTTAATATTCTGTTATAAACTTCATTTTCTAAATCAGCTACTTCATTTTCATTAAAAGTATATTTATCTTGTTCTTGTTTTGTTTTAGCCCATAAGTCGTTTTGATATTTAGGATTGTTAGCTAAAGAAATTGCTATATCCATAATTTCGTTTTTATGAGTATCGGTTAATTCTCTAGTTTCAATATCTTTAAAAAAGTTGCTTGGGTCTGGTGCTTTGTCTATACGAGTTACAAAATCTTCTCCTAAGTCTGATACAATAGCATCTAGTTTAGAGTTTCTAGGTGGGTTATTAGCTATTTGATTATATTGTGCTAATGTCATTTTCTCTCCATTTACACCTATAACCATACTACCATCTCCTGCTATTTCTATTTCATTAATTTTCCCTTGAACTACTCCATCTAAAACAGATATAGAATTGTTAGACATCCCTGTACTTAAATCTCCATTCTCAACTATTTTTAAGAAGTTGTTTGCAGATTGTTGTACCATTTTCACATCGTCATTAAATTGAGATAGCTTTTTGTTATATGATGCAGATACGCCACGTAATTCCCTTATACTTAAATCTCCATTCTCCATTTGCTTGTGGTATTCATAAAGTTTATCTTTCATCATACCTACGCCTTTGTGGAGTAGCGTATCTGTAGTTTCTTCTCCTGTAGGGTCAAAGCTAGGAGTTTCCATTGAAGAAAATATACTAGACTTTTCTTCTTCAACTTTAGTATCCATAGCTAATTTTTGGTTAGCTAACCTAGATTGCTCTTTTTGTGCTGAACGCATCATGCCTGCAACATCTATTCCTGCTGCACTTGTTGTTGCGAATGAACCTTTACTACCTATTGCCATTTATAATTAATTATTACCCATTAATATTGGAGAAAAACCTAAACCACGATAATTAAAAGGTTGTTGTGTTTGTTGTGGCATCATTTCCCCTTGCATTGGTTGCATAATAGGTGCGTTTTGTGTTTGTAATGCACTTACACTTTGTTCTTGTGGTCTTTGATTTCCATACATATCTTGCATATAAGCGTCTATATTATTTTGCTCTTGTTGCATTTGTAAGCCACTAATACCTGCTTGTGCTATACCACCTATGCCTTGCATCATTTGTTGATTGCCTGCATTAAATTGAGAAGATAATGCGTTTATATCTTGTTGCTCACGTGCTTCTGTCATACGTTGTATTCTTTGTGAGTCTTGTGCTCTAATTTGGTCTATACGTGCTTGTTGTCTTTCTAAGTCTGCACCTATTTGTCTATTCATACCAATATTGTTTTGTTGCACATTACCTAAACCTGCAACTAAACTTCTTGAGCCACCACGTTGTAACGCATCTATTGCCGATGCCGAAAACCTTGATGATTCTTCTCTTTGTAATTCTGCTCCTTTAGTGTACACAGACAACTCATCTGCTACGTTTGATAGTCTTTGCCTTTGATAGTTTTCTAATGCACTACGAGCTTCGCTACGTTGCTTTGCACCCATTACGGCTTGTGCTAATCCTGTTGCTGCTCCAATTCCTGCTGTTATTGCTGCTAATGCCATTTATGTTACATTTAATACAAAGATACAAAAAATCAATATTAAATATTTTTTTGTGATATTAGTTTATGTATATTTGAAATATTAAAAATAAAATAAATTAAAAATGTTAGAAACAGTTGACAAAATAGCAAAAGCCTTTGACGGAGAAGAAAGTATTCTTATTGTAGTTAGCGAAAAAATGAAAAACAAAATAGAAAAAGAATTAAAAGAGTGTTGCGAATACCCACCTATTTCTATAAATTGTAATAAAACATATAATACAAATTCGTTTCAAAGGGGTGGTTTAGTTGTTCATTATACAACAAAAATTGAAAAACTACATTAATTAAGTTTTAGTATTACTCATAAACACTTCACTAGATACTGAAAATAATTCTGTTTTTTCGTTTGTTGATAATTCTAATTCTACTCCCATATAATACCCTAAGATACCACTTCCATCTGCGTTTTGATTCTTAGCACTAAACACATATTCTCCTACTGTAAACGAATCATCATCTGTTACGGTTATTAATTTTGTAGTAGGTGTGTTAATTATATTTAATATTGTTGTGCTATCTCCGTTTTCATTTAACAATAAATCTCCTACAGAAACATCATCAGGTATTTGATTAAAAAACAATACGTTATTATTACCAAAAGATTCTATATTGCCTATGCCTTGTACCGATAATGTGCTATAATCTATTGTTTCGTTATTTGTTCTAATGTAGTTTCTATACACTCCTTCTTGATACCTAAAATCACTTAGGTTAATTAAACCTTTTTGTAAGTTAGTTTCTAAGGTAGCTTTCCACGCATCTGTACCGTCTGTTTCTAATGTTTTATAAACCTTACGTTGGTATGGCTCTTGGCTGAATATAAACTTAACTTTACTTGTTACATCTTGTCCGTAAAACCTATTATATATACCAGATTCTCTGTCGTTATGTAAGTATAAATTACCATTATCAAAACTCACAAAATTACCATCGTAAGTAATCATTTCTTCTGGGTTAAAAAATTGCTCTGTAACCCAACCACCACCTTGTTGATTAACGCTGTTTTTATAGCCAACAGTTATGTAGTCATTATTATATTTTACGTTGATAAAATAAATATCATTAAACTCATCGTAACAACCTATTATTTCATCTATTGTGTTTTCCGCAAACAGGTTTCTAAAGAATGACGTAAAACCGTCTGAACTTATTTCAAATATACCATTACTGCCTAACCTACAAACAACACCACGTTTCTTATCTGAGAAATAAATGTAGTTTTTATTAGATGCAAAACTTCTAGGGTCTTTACTTATGCCATACTCTCCTGCATAAGGCACTTGTTGTCCTAAAACATTTTCTGTTGTAGATACATTTGTAGTACCGTCTGCATTAAATATTTGTGTTTTACCTACTAGCACATAAGACATTTTATCTTCCTGTCCTACTATAATATTTGTATCTCGTGAGAATAGTTTTTGTATGCTTCCGTAAGACTTCTCTATGTCGTCTTTAAAGTTAGCAGTAGATAGGTTAAATTCATTTAAGCCATTTATACCAGAGTTATCATTGAAATCAGAACTACAAAATGTTATATCTGCAAATCTGTTTAGTTTTCTATACTCTGTTTGCGAAACACTTGTAGGACTAAAGTCTATTACCAACTTGTTTTCATTAAATTGGTCTTTGTAGCTAACGCTCTCAACTCCATTGCCTTGTGAAAAACAATTAAAGGCTTTGTTTAAGTTGTGTACTTGTTGTTCGTGTTCGTTGTTTATTATATCGTAAGTTTCAGGAGTTTCGTAAAATATTTCTTCATCGCTTACTTTTTCGTCTTTCTCAAAGGCTATTAAGCCATCTACAGACCTTAAAACAAATTCTATATTAAGCTTACTTCTTTTTGTTGAACTACCTGCTTTAGTACCACGAATAATCAATCTATAAGGCTCTGTATTATCTAACTCAAACCCAAAACCAAGTATATTTAATGGTACTCCATTTTGGTCTCGTAACAAATTAGTTGAACCTGTTGTAAACTTACCACGCTCTACCCAAAAGTAAAATATATCATTAGGGTCTGCTTCTGATTGAAAACCACCTAAAGGTAATGTTCCGTTTGTTGCTACATCTGCTGATGTTATAAAGTTTTCAGGCTTAGGTACAGCTTGATTCATAAAATCTCTTACATTGTTATAATCTTGATTAGCTACAAATCTTTTAGAAAATATATCTATTAAGGTATCTCCACGTCTATTTCTAATTTCCTTAAAATCAAATACTGTTCCTGATTTTATTTCTTTATGGCTAACAAAATTACCAGATGCGTCTAGGTTTGCAAAAATAGATGGATTTTCTAAGTCAATAACTAAAGACGGAAATCCTTGTTCTGTTCTGTTTATAGCCGAATAAGAAACAAACTCATCGTCTGCATAATCAAAGAATAAACCACGTGGCTTTATTTTTATATAAGTACCACGCTCTTCTATAATTTCATCTCCATTTTCATCTACATTAGCATCTAAAAAGTTTTCTCCAAAGGTTTGTTTATCTAAAATCTTAACCTTAATTACAGACTCTAATCTATCATCTGCATCTCGTTTAAACACTACATCATCTCCTACATTAACTTTATTAACATCACTACCTTCTAGCTTTATCCAACGATAGTTTCCATCAACATAAAATATGTTTGAGTATAAGGTTTCCCAATCTCTAGTTTTCTTTATAGCAAACTTGTAATATTTAGCCCAAGCAGGTGGTTTTTGTGTACTAGGTATTGTAACCTTAATTACGTTTTTGCTTGCTGATTTGCTAATGTCTACAAATGTAGTATTGTTTAAAGAATCTAAACCTGTTGTCCTTCTTCCTTCTTCGTCTAAGTATAATTGCACTACTTCATAAGTACGATTAGATTTCATAGACGAACTGCCTGTTGATGATGACGCAGATGCAGAAGTGTTAGAGTTTTTTAAGGTAGATACAATAGTTGTGGTATTTCCTGAATCGCTATAAAATATTCTAGGATATTCTATTCCTATTTCTGTAGGAGATTGCAATGTAAGTGAAAATGAGCCTGCACCAAAGTTTTGACTGAAACCAGATGTATTAGGCGGTCTATCAACTTCAAGTGCCATTTTATTTTTAAACGATTGCAAGGCGGATTGAAAACCAGAATCTTGAACTAAGTCAGAAGCACTATTTATTGTGTCAGGTAAAACGTACACTAAACTTGACTGATAACTAATATTGTAAGAATCATCAAAAAATGAAAAATCTATTACTAAAGTATTATTTTCTTGAAAGTCTACATTAGATAAGTCAAAAACAATTTCTCTAGGTGCTAAAGACGTTCCACCGCTTGTAGGTATAACCACATCACTTATAGGTATTGATTCTACATCTACACTAAAATCTATCTTACATTTATCTCCGTTAGCATCTACTAAATTTCTTTGCTCATTATAATTACCAAAAAACAATTTATTATTAGCGTAACATTGTGCTACACTTTTCAAAGGTACGTTATCAAATACACGATTGTATTCTCTGTTTGGTAATACTCGGTATATTTTGTTGTTTGTGAAGTTAAAAGATTCTGTAGAATTATTAGAAAGATTATTTTCGTCTTTATTTATTGTTTCAATTATTTTCCAATTTTGAGAATTAGACTCTCTAAACAATAACTCAACTGCTTCTACATTTTCATCTCCTGTTTCGTAATTAATAACTACTGCATTATATACGTTAGACATACCTAAGTTTTCGTAGGTGTCAAAATCTACATTAAATTCAGTAGGTAAAAAAGCATATTCACTAGATGATGATTTAGCTGAAAAATAACCATCTTTATAAACAAACCTATAAGCAAAAGATATAAATTTATCTTCTAATTCATTGTCTGCATCGTCTGATATATAAGGCTCTATTATAGGTGCTTTAATTGGTGGTCGTTTAATTAAGTTTAAATCCGTAGATAATATTTCGTCTAACAAGTAATTCTTGCATCTCTCTACATTAATTATTCTAGGTGGGTTATCATCTCCACTAAATGCTATTAAGTCTGAATCATCTTCGTTATTTAGCTTATAACTAAAAGCACACGAAACAACTTTAAACCCATTGTATTGAAATCCTGATGCAGTAGAGTATCTAATAACAGGAAATTCTACATTAACTGTATTTAAACTCTCTTGAAATATAGAGTTGCCACCAAAGACTATTAGTTTTCCTGTGTTCGGTTCTATTTCTAGTAAATCGTTGTCTGATAATAAAAACGCATTTAATGCGCTCTCAAATCGCTCTTTTGCCGATATTTCTGATGTGCTTTTAAATGTATGCTTAAATTCTCTAAAGTATTCGTTGTTATTAAAATCTTCTAACTTAAAAAACAATCTTATTGTAGCACCTTCTGTTAAAGATTGTCCTACCGCAAATTGAACTTGTGCATTTTCTGCAACTATTGACTCTTGTGGTAAATTAACACTTACTACGCTTCCTGCATCTGACTCATTAAAGTAGTTTTTATCTTCTGAAACAGATGATTTTATAATTATATCTGCATTAAGAATAGGTTTATCAAAGTTAAGCAAACCGCTTCCTTGTGTTGTTTGTAAAACGATTTCTGTTTTTTCTGTATCTACATTGTACTCTAAAATTAAGTCGTACTCATTAGATTTTATAAAGTAGTATATTTTGTTTTTAGCTTGATTTGCTACTGCTTTTAACACAACAGGATTAGTTACAGATAAATTAGAATTATCTACAATGTCTAATGGATTCTTAGACTTTACTAAACTTAAATCTGAAAGCAATTTATTTGCTAATGGATTTTCAATAGAACCTTTATCATCTCCTTCTGACGAAACTATTATTGCATTTTCTAGCTTACGTACAGAGCCATTAGGTATTAAACGCTCATCCGCATCTCTATTAATATTTCCTAATATAAAATTGTTTGTTATCTTAGTCATAGGTTATTTTATCCAATTATTTCTACCTTTCATTCGTTGCACTAATTGATGTAATTTGTAATTAGACAACCTTAGCTTGGCTTTTTGATATTCTCTATTGTAGTCTTTTTCTGCTCTACGAACAATATATTCTGGTATATTTATTTTATTAGCTAATAATTGATGTCTTATGTACATATATAAAGCTATTTCAGCTAATTTATGTATCTTCATTTCAGAAACATCTGCACTCTCTAAACCATCGCTTACATATTCTAAAACAACTACTCTACTAGGTAAATCTGAACTAAACCTAATGTAACCATCTTGCTTAGATATAACAAACGTACCATTTACGTTAGCTAAGGAAGTGTCTATGTTGTATTGGTTTCTACGCCTATTCATATTATCTTCTTCGTAGCCACGTGCTCTGTAATTAGCATCTTGTACGCTTATGTTTTGTGAGTTATCTTCTGTAATAGATGAACCTTCTAATGCATTTCCGTCTTCATCAAATAATATTTTGTACTCATTGTCTTGTAAGTAAGCTTTAACAATTCCTGTTCTTGTAGATTCAATCATAGGTCTAAAATTACCTTTGCTGTCTACCGTAGATATTCTAACATAGTTAACGTAATCTTGTGGCAAAGTAAACCTTAAATCATCTCCTACTTCTAACTCTAGTTTTTTAATCTCTTTTAATGCATCGTAATTTAGCTCTTGTAGTCCTTTTTTAGCATGACCTATAATATCATAACGCCTTACATTATTAATTAATTTATCATCGCCTACGTACCTTAAATTGAATGTGTCAATAACTTTATCTAAAGATATGTATTGATAATTACCATAATTGTCGCTTGATGAATAATATTGTTCTGCTGTGCTATCTAAACCTGCCATTATTGTCTTTCTTTATTGTTTTTATCTATTTCTTCTTGCTTAGATACTTGTAGTACATCTGCATCTCTAATGCTTAAACCTAAATAAGATAAAACCTTTATAGTAACCGCTACTTCATCGCTTGGGTGCAATTCTAAATCTTGAAAGTCAGGAGCACTCGGGTTGTATATAGGGTTTCCTTGTACTGTTGAAAAAGTCCACTTAGGTGCTTTAGGTCGTCTAATGTAAAAGACTTCTACATTATCTTCTATTGATTCAGGATATAAGATTAAATTACCACCATAATCTACATACATAGGGTATTTTAATGTAGGAGATGCGTAGTTTTCGTCTTGCAGTAAGTTGATTATAGATTTAGGTGCTTTTTCCGCTATTTTATTATTAAAAAACACTTGTTGTACTCTATATACATCTAAGCCTATTGGCTCAAATGCTCCTGTAGTATCGTTATAAGTATAAGCATCTCGCTCTGCAAATACATCTATTTTTTCTTCTATGTTTTTAGGTATGTCAGAATATTCAGAATTACTCATTCTATTGTTCTGCATATTAATCCAACGATTATAATGATAAAAGTTTTCTTCAAAAATAGCAAGTTGTGCTAAACCAACTAATCTATTAAATTCAGAAGGACTTACAAAACCCCTGTTTTCCTTATTCATAAGGGTTAAGGTAGTGTTTCTTACTCTGTTAATCATAAAAATAGCATTTATACAAAGATACAAAATAAAAAAAAGGGCAACCGAATTAACGATTGCCCTAGTATTAAACAATACACAAACTACTATGCTACCATTTTAACAAAGTTGTTTCTACCTAAAGTACATAATGCACGCTCACTCAAGAAGTGAAGGTCATTAGCATCTAAGTCTGAATTTGATGCACCTACTGCACCACCTACCATCCACGTTCTGTAACGTCTATCTTCTGTTGGAGAAGATAAATATTTAACGTGTAAGAAAGGTAATGTTGCATTTTCACCCATAACTTCATCGTAAACATTAATTGTACCTGCTGGGGTAATAACACCGTTTACTTTTCCTGTTCCTGTAAAACCACCACGAGAAGTAATGTCGTTTAAGTATTTCCAAGAAGTTTTGTAAAATTCGTAATCTCCACGAATAAATCCTCTGAATCCTAAATTCAATGCCATTTGCTCGCTGTTACCAAATACACCATAAGATGTACCGTTTTCTCCGTAAGAGTTTTGAGCAGCTAATAAATCATCAATAGCTAAAGACTGGTCTCTATTATTGAAAATCATATTTTCTGAAATAGCACCTTGAGCATCTAAACGCTTTAAAATGCTATCAAAATCTTCCATAGCATCTACTATACCATCAAATACGTTAGCTTCGTCTAAAGACTCGAAGAAACCTTCTGTACCTTTTTTACCTGCACTAGCAGCATCAGAACCTGCTTCTACAAGTTTACCTTCAATCATAGAAGTTTCAAGCACGTTGTCAAAACGCATACGAGTTTGAGACCTAGATTTTAAGTACCAGTAGTAACCACCTGATTCTACATCTTGAATCCAACCAATTTGTGTAGCATCTGTACCATTAACAGAATCTTTATCTTTTATGATAATAGGACTGTTCTCGTAGATGTCTGGTTGCGCTTCTAAGCTTTCGCTCATACCGTTAGTGCCTTTACCAAATTCACTACCGTACACAAAACAATTAATGCCTGTAGTACCAATAGTAAAACCCCCTGATAAGTTAGATACTGCTGTAAACGTATCTGCATCTGTTACTACTGTAACATAGCCTACATTTTCTGCTGAACCATCATTAAAAATAACAGTTTCACCTACTCTAAAATTGTGGTCTTCTAAAGTAAATACATTAGCTGTACGAGCAGCACCTACACCCGCACGTCTTAAACGACCTTCTTCCGACCATTTAATAAGTTGCGATGTACACGGTACTTCACTTGCTGTTTGCTCTAAAAACCCTTTAATAGACTGACTACCATAACGAGAAAACTCTTCGTTAACTGTATCAGGTAAAAATTGATTTTCATAATTTACTACATCTAAGTAGTTGCTTGCCAAAACTTCTTGAGTTGGCGATGGGGTTAATTTTATCCCTGTTGAACGTAATGCCATAATTTTTTATTTTTTATCTCTGTTTAAAACCAAATGTTCTTGTTTTGCTCTCCACAGCTTTCAAACCTTTTTTAGCTTTAGACATATCAGGTGCTTTTCTACCACTAAAGTTTATATTCTTTGAATCTTTAGCATCGGATTTAACAGCATCAGCTTTACCTTGTTCGTAAAAATGAACAGCTAACTTGTCGACATTCATAGCTGCATTTAAGGCTTTATGATACCCTTCTAAATCTACTAAATTACCTTCCTTGTCTGTAAACTTTGCAATAAAATTGTTAATGTCAGACTGCGACTCTCTAATACTAGATGCATCTTTATCAGCCTTAAAAATAAACTCATTATCACCGATTGGATATTTGAAACCTTCAAAATCGTCAGTAATTAATTCCTTTGTTTTATTAACAAATTCTTGCGTTTTTTGCTCTACCAAAGTTTGTTGCTCTTGTTGAGACTTTGTAAACTCATCAAGTTTAGCTTTAGCTTCTTTGTACTCATTAGGAATAGTAGCATCTGTAGAAGACCCTTCAACTGGTGCTTTATACTTTTCTTTTTGAGACTCTAAATAACTAATTGCTTCACTTAATAACTTTTTCTTATTTCTTTTCTTTTTTCTTATCTCGCCTTCATCATCTACTTCTTCATCATACTTAAAGTCAGACAACTCATCGTTAATATCTTCTTGGTCGAAGTAAGGATTTTTTTCTTTTAAATACCTACTTAACACAACTTCTTCACTTTCGCTCTTCCAATCTTTTTGTAATTCTAAATAATCAGAATAACTTCTGTTGGTTTCTTTTTTGTAGTCTAAATAACTTTTAACATCATCAGGAATATCTAATTCTTTTTGCTCCGTTTTAGTTAACGATTCAAAATTATTAATATCTAATCCCTTTTCATTTTTTAAGTAGTTTAATACTACATCGTCATTTATTTGCGCTTCATTCCTTTCTTCATTCCCTTTTTCATCTTGCTTTTGCAACTGCTCTTTTTGCTTTTGCTGTACGACTTTTTCATCTTCTTGTTGTGTTTGTGATTTATCTTCTATTTGTTGTTCTTCTTGCTTTTCATCCTTTGGAGTAACTGCTTGAAATTTAGGCTTAGCTGCATCATCAACCATTTTTAATTTACCTAAAGGACTTTTCACTTCTTCTGTATTTGATTCAGTATTCATATATATTTTATTTTATTGATATTACAAAGATAATTATATTTTTTTTACTCAATTTCAAAGTCCGCTAACTCATCGTCTTGACTAAAATCTATCGCACCCGTATCTTTTTGTCTTTGCTCTATAAGCCTTGATTGTGCAGTAGCTTCTTTCTTAACTCTTTCATCTTTCTTTTGCTCTTTCATTAACTCACGTTGCATACGCTCTTCTTTCTCGTCTTGCTTTATTGGGATTTGGAATGAAGCCTTAACTTCTTCGTGCTTGTCTTTTAAGGCATATTCTTCTCGCATTTTATCCATAGCGTTTTTGTGCTTAATCCCTTCTAAACCTGCTTCGCCATCTACTTTCATTTTTTGCTCTTGTAGTTTAGACTGTGAAGCTGCTTGTGCAGATTGAATATTAGCTTGTTTTTGTGCTTCAATTTCTTGCATCTTTTGTTCTTGTAGCTTTTGCTCTCTTCTTTTCTTGCGTATTTTAAGGATTTCATTAGCATATTTTAGATTTTTAATAGCCATTATATCAATCTTATCTTCTGTTCCTAATGTTCCATTTTGTATTTCGATAGCTATATCTTTTTCTAATTGTGCTTTTTCTTCATCATCCATAGTTAAGTCTACGTGTATAGCAAAATCATGTAAATGTAAATTTTCTACAAACTCTAAACTTCTAACATTTCTACTTCCTATTTTATTAATTAAGTCTTGTTTTGTTTCGCTGTACTCTAATATATCAGATATTCTGTATGATAGTGATTGAAATAACTTTCTCGTAATGTATTTACTCCCTTCTAGTATATGTCTAGTAGCTACGTTTGAGTTGTATGCAGCCATTTTTTGAATACCTACTAAGGCATCTTTGTCTGGTGTACTTGCATCTACTGCTTCGTTTACTCCTGTTATATCACGTATCTGTTGTATATTAAACATATACTGTTTCTCTAAAGCTGCAAGTTTGTTGTTAAACCCTGATGTAGTAATTTCCTGAATAGGTACTTTTCCGTGATTAAAGTCTCCGCCATAGGTTTGACTTCTACCAAAGATACTACCTGTTTTCATATACATATCAAAGGCTTCTTGTGGGGAGTAACTACCGCCATCTCCTAAGTCTATTTCAGCTAAACCGTCTACGTCTATAAATTGACCGTCTGGCACCATTAACTGTAATGTCTGTTGTATTTTATAATCTATCATCTTTATTTTGTCAGCAAAAGGTATCATTCTTTTGACAATAGAATCAATATTATTTTTATACATATTAGGAGCACAAATAACATAGTTGTTTAATACTCTGTTATTATTTGACTTTGGTCTTACTTGATTTTCTGCTAATTCCCAACGTAACATAATGTTTGTGCCTAAAACATAAGCACCTTCAAACCAAATTTCTTCATACTTAGTTATCTTTTCAAAATCTCTATCACCCTTGCCTTTAACTTCAAAATCTTTATCTTTTTTTAATACTTTTCTACCGCCTGTTTTGTTAGATTTTTCTTTGTATATTTTCTTTCTAACTGTTTTGTAAGAGAAATTTAATATAGCTATTTTACCATCTAAATTATCATCAAAGTCATCCCATCCTTCTAGTCCATGATATTCAGCCCAGCTTGTAGCTGCTTCTTGTATTCTTTGTCTTTCTTCGTCAGTTAAGTAAGGATGTTCTTTAATTACATTAGATATAAGTTCATTTTTAAACTCACCTACATAATAAACATCTTTAAAGTAAGGGTCTTCTGTATAACTCCAAATAAGGTTTTCAGGGTCTACATAATCTAATATAACTCCGTCAGAATGTGAATATATGTTTTTAGCTGCACCAATACCTAAATCAACTAAATCTTTCTCTACTCTACGTCTTGTAGTTTCGTTGTACTCGTTTTCTTCTGATATAGTTGTAATGGCTGCTTCTTCTGCAATCTCAATAGCAGGTTTGTACTTTATTTCAGTATATATATCTAACTCGTTATCATCTTCTGGTATTTCTCTTGGGTCTACTGAAAAAGTATCTATGCCTAATTGCTTAGCATTCATAGAAAACTCTTTAGTAGCCATATCTTTTTTTACATCTTCACGAAACTTAATGCGTTTTTCTGTGCTTTCTCTATCTATTGAAAATGCTTTGATTTGGTAATCTCGTTGAGACATACCATTAGCTACTAAGTCTGCAAATTTAGCAACAATAGGTATAGGGGTATCATCTAAGTTGATGTAAGAAATATCTCCATCATCGCCTACTTGTTTTTTAATATGAGTAGTTGAGTTTTCTCCACGAGCATAAGAACGTCTTAATCTAAATTCAGTCCTATTATCGTAGAAATTAGAATAACCTGTGCCTTCACGCTTAAACCACTCTCCTTGTATAGCTCTAGCTACTTGCAGTCCGTATTCTTCTTGCTTTTGTATTGAGTAGTCATCTGTTTGCTTAGGAAACGAAACTCTATCTATGGCTAACGTGCTTTTTCTTCCTTTCATCGCTTTCTTTTAATATTCATTTTTATTTTCTTTGCTTCTTTTTTTACAGAATACTTATTTCTGTTTACCGCCATTAAAGCTAAACCACTACTTATTGTAGCATCAAACTTTGTTCTTTTGTTAATATCAAACTTCATCCAATCTCGAAGTGTATCTTTAAAATACATATCTCCGTAATCATTTGTTTCTAAGTTGTAACCTACGTGTTGATTTATGTAGCTTTCAATAGCTGATGAGTGCATTAGCTTCATATCTAAACTAGAGTTAGGTACACCACCTAATTCTAATTCAGTAGGAGATAATTTACTTGTAGGTTTATCAAATCTAGTAATAGAGTAGTTTCTATAACCCCTATTCTTAAAGTGATATAATAATCTAGGTTTGTTATTTTCTATAAGTATTGGCATACCATAAAACACACAAGCCATTAATACATCTTCAAAGAATTGTTCTGCGGTTTTAGGTCGTGCTATATACTCTAAAAAGAAATGATTACTAGGTACATCTCCTATTGAAAATCTAGTTATACCATGCAATGCACCTTTTGAACCACGTTTAGAATCTGAACTGCTTTCTCCATATTTAGTAACAGAATCTACTGTTCCTGATATATCGTAGCTATCACAACCAAACGCACCTGCATCTGCATTTAATGGCGCTTTACTATAACCACCATAACCTATTCTAGTTTCATATTGGTTTTGCATATTTTCGGGTGGTAGCCAAGTTACCTTAAACCTTCCCTTTTCGCTTTCAGTCCAAACAACATTAGTGTCAGGTATTCCATTTTCCCAAGAAAAATTACCTTGCTTTATTATATTAGCGAAATCTGTATCTTCACAATATTGTAACTGCTCTTGTATTCTCTCTAAGCTAAACAAACAAGATTCTGATTCATCCCTTAAAGCATCTTTTAGCTTCATAGGATATGCTCTTAACTCTTCGTTATATGCTACTTCGTTTTGCTTACGCTTTTGCTTTCTAACTGCTTCTAAGTATTGTACAGAGCCAATTTTTTTCATTACGCCTTGTACGTTTTGAAAGAAACCACCATCAGGTACGGTTTTATGACATTTGCCATATTTGTCCGTAAATTCAGTCATATTTTCGTGTGCAGGTAAAAAATAAGAATATAAGCCTGTTGGTGTTCGCTCTGTTGTTTTATCTCTTTTACTTATTTTAGAACCGTTTAATATTTCTATAAACTCGTTACCACCTTTTTCGTGAGCAGCTACCGTTGAACCTATAAATGCTTTACCTACAATTTTACCACCTTCATCAAAAGTAGGTGCTATTTGACCCCAATGATTTAGGTAGTTGTGCGGTTTTTTCCATTTTGACGCTTCATCGCCTAAGTATCTATACATCTTTTGACCGTCATAACTATCGTCTTTTGTAGGTTGATAATCTATAATAGTATTTAAGTAATCATCTGTATTTGTATCTTTCTTTTTCTTAGCTGCTTTTGTTCCGTCTGATGGCTTAGCAAACTCTATTATTTTAGGACTATCTATTTTTCCCTTAACAACAGGAATAAAAAAGAACGGTAAGTTTCTTAATGCATAGGTTAGTTTTATATATGCTTTTTTAGCATCGTTATCTGACTTAGATGTAATACCAAAGTTTGCGTTTTTAGTAGATGTAGCTTCATTAAGCATTCTAAACACTTTCTCGTAAGTAAAACCTGTACGCCTAGACTTTACAAATATCTGACCTAAGCATCGTTTATCTAACACGCAGGCTTCTGTATGGTAAAACATATTAAGTTGAGCATATCTAAAGTTCATATACCCACCGTCATCTGCCATTTTACACCATTGCAAAGCAAAATAATGACTTCCTGTTAAATATACAGGCTCACCATTATTCATAAACCAAACGCCTTCACGCCTACGTTTAAACTCTTGCATTATATACTCATAATAAGAGTCTTGATTTTCTTGATTTAAATTTTTAGGCATTGGTGTTCTTTCCCAAAACTGATGCCTTTGTCGTTTATCTGAAAAAAGTATTTCACTTTTATCTTCGGGTACTTTAGGTAATGCTATTCTTAAACCGTCTAAAGATATAATATCTCCTATCGTACCTTTAGGACAAATAATTATAGCCTTGTTTTCTGTATCGTACCACGATTTATTGTAATTTTTTTCAGGATAAAACTCTTGGTTTGCAAATTTTTCAGGAAACCCAATTTTAAACTCTTTATCTTCTAGTTGGTAGTTTTCAGAATCTAATTGTAATCTTAACTCGATAAGACTTGCATCAATCTCATTTACTGCTTCTAACAAAAATACCTTGCCTTGAGATGCTAGATAATGCTTTTCTTCTGGTATTTCTCCATAATCAATCTCCATTTTAAAGTAATCACGAAGTGTATTAAGGGCTACATCTCCTGCTAAAACTAATCGTTGTATGTAGTGTCTTAATTTTTCGTGGTTAGGTTGATTGTTAGAGTTATCCCATTTGTTAATCATAACTTTAGCGTACTTAAAGCTATCCACTTTACTACGCATTAAGTTTTTCATTTTTTCTGGCTCAATTTCAGACAAGTCGATTTTGTACTCTAATCCTTGAATTATAGTATCAATAGCACTTTCTATGTCTTTACTTAACCCTATCATAGTTTAGCACAAATATCTGTAACGTCTAACTTAATCAACTCTTTATCTAACACATTAAAGTAGTAGTTTCTAAAATCTTCGTAGGCTATTAAATCTCCTTTTCTAAGACCTAATTCGTTTTGTTGTTTGTCTGAATTAACCACTACCCTACCTAAATTATTGTGCAAATGTTCACTTGAATACTCATTATGATTACCTACTCTTTCTAAAAATATATAAGGGTCGACAGCAATCATTTCTTTACCCCTAATAATCATATAAGGATTGTCAGTAAAGTATAAGTCATCAAAAATATGCTTTATACCATTATTCATTTCCCCCATTTGAGAGCGACCTACTCTAAACGTATTGTGATGCACTACAATTAAATCTCCTTTGCGAACATTTCCTTTGTAAGTTTGTGGCACTTCTATTACTTCTGC